GTCAACCGCCGGCCGACCCATACAAGCCGCGCCAATCCCCATAAAAGGGAACAAAGCGCATGTAGGCTTTGGCCTTCGCATTGTCGGTATCGAAGTCCTCATCCTTGCTGAACTCAACCGCATTACGGTCGTACCAACACATACCTGACGGAGCGTTCGTGCGAATGTAGAAAGCATCGTTGTCCGTTAAGTAGTTGTTGACAGCAACATCAGGAATAACGCTCATGCTACCAATAGCATTGATGTCGTTATTTGCTGAGCCGGTCTGTAGCGTTGATTTAAGAATGCGCTGGGCATCGTAAATCAAAGCAGTGGGCACAATCAGACACTTAGGCTGCAAGGAGATTTTAAGCCCCTTGGAGTTTTTAGCATCCATGATCTGAATTGTCAGGTCTTCAAGAGAGGCCTCTGACAAATCTGCTGCAGTCGCAAGCTCATTAGACTGATCGCCAGCCAATGAAGGATGGTCCGTAGCAAGCAATTCCTTGCCGTCACCGCCTACATACGAGCTGTTAAAGGCTCGGTTGTAAACGTTAGCGCCAACATTCTCGCGGGTCTGAGCCATTGAGAACGCTAGTGAACCAGCACGTTGCATGGAAACCTCAGAATAGAGGTTGTCATCCTTCTCTTCACGTGTAACAATGTAGCCTAATGAATAAGCCTTGTTGACACCGCGTGAGAGCGAGCCTTGTGCGTGTGAGTCATAGGCAGTGGAAGAACCCTCTGCTTTAACAGGTGCAAGCCCGAATCCAGTCTGCTCAACCAATTCCTCATAGTTCTTATTTGAGGTCTTGACATCAAAGAGCTTCGTGTATTGCGTGGGATGCTTCTCGTATTCTGCTCCAAACCATGCTGCGACACCCGTATTGTTCAAGCAAGGTCGTTAATCTTGCCCCGCATAGACGTTTGGAATCTATACCGCTGCATGTTTCCATGCAGACCAGACTATATCTTTATCCTACAGAGGGTAGGATACTCACCGTTTCGAGCCACTTGGCCCTACGTCCTTTCGGACTAGTCGTTGAACGTTTTTAGAAGAACGTAACCTTTGTGGTGACTTTGAATACCTGCCAGGGTCGTCAAAAGTAGGTTATGTGATAAGTTATTGTCGCGACAAAACTGGCGAAGACCCTTAAAGCGAATAATATCTCCGCTAGGGGCCTTAACCTCGTATGATTTTGCGGCCCTATGGTCTTTGCCATAACCGCCGTGCCCTTTTTGAGCAAACGAATCATTCTTTCTTTTTGTTGCGGTAATCTTATCGGACCATGTGATTTTCCTGCCCATCATTTTCTGAGCTATCTTATCTTTGGTCGCTTGTGATAATGTATCACCACCAGCAGTAGAATTATATCCGCGATTAAATGAATTGAATTGTTTGATAATGTCAATCTCGACACGATCTAAATCGATTTCACTTAGTACGTTTGCATACTCAGAAAATGTGAAGCTTTCCTCACCGTACTTTCTAAGTGCAAGATATATCTTGTGCTGTCTCTTGTTGGCTCTCAATCTTACAAGGTGCTCGGCCTTTCGCTGTCTTAGTGACTGCGTTGTTTGACCGATGTAAACCTTGCCATTTACTTGATTTTCAATCTTGTAAATTAGATTAGCCATTCTTCTAAACTTCGCTGCTGATTTTCTTTTGACCAATATGGTCAGTCAGAGTTCCCAGCAATTAAATGAGTTATCTCTATATGTTGCCACATAGAGGCCCTGAAATCAAGGCCACAGCGCTTTGGGATGGGAGCCAGTCGTAATAACTGCCATATCTTATACTCCCGTCCGAACGGCTTTCGTCTGCGGATCGTTAAACTTAACGATAACAACCTGGTTGGCACTGCCAGCCTCATTGTCCGCTATGTCTTTGATACCCGCAATCTGAAGGTCGAGTGAGTTGGTGGTAGCAGCGGTACTTGTATCAAGTTCCATTGCCGAAACACCATAAATAGTGTCGCCAGATCCTACAATCATGGTCGCATTAAGACCAACAGCTGTAATGGCTAAAGCACCACCTACCGCGTCTTCCTGAACCTCAAAGTAAGTGTCGTCCACAGGGACAACCTGACAAAACCGTTGTGTAGAAGCTTTCCGATACTGGTCAGAAAGACCATCGGGGTTAGCTTCAAATCCGGTAACAACTCCGTAAACGGGGTCGCCAGCGGCGCATTGAGCGAGAGTCGGGTAGCCTTCAATCGAAGTGCCAGCAAGTTTCACTGCATCTCCAATAAAAGTCGCCGTCGCATCGCCCGCAGCGAATACGCATCGGATAGTCGCACCATTATAGGGGCTTCCGCTCCTATTTACGGGACGAAAACCGAATGCAGCATCTGCATTAGCCATGTTTCAATTCCTTTTGAAAAAATAAAGTTAGGGAATACAGGGCAAATCAGATGCCCAAATTATTCGTTTATACTCGTTGAACGTGTCCTTTAGGCACGTACTGATTATCCACGGTATTCCCGCTGGGTGTGCCGTCGCGCAAGGATCTGTCTATCTCTGAGTTCTTCGCTTCTTTTGCCTTTTGGTCCTGATCGTAATAACTTTGTTTAATTTTCATCAGGTAGGCGCGAATAACGGGGTCGCCTCGCGATACGACTTTGCTAACTCTTGAGTTAATGTCTGTGTTATCTTGGTGCAATGCACCTTGACCTAACCTTGGCACCTCATCTCTGTTGACGAACTGATAACCGCCATCTTCAGCGCGTTGCAATCGACCGTCGACATCATTGAACCAATGCAGGTGATAACCCTTTATTTCGTCTTTGATTTCAAGTTTCGATCTGTGCGCGCCAAACGGTATACGTTCGACCTTATCCTTACCTACTACCTTTTTTCTTGCGTTAGTCATTGTAATGCTCCCTCAATCCCAATCATAAAATTCAACAAACTGTTCCTTAGTAAAGCCGGGGATGTTTTTGACATCCATTGCAAATTGCTGCTTGGCTTCTTTAGGTAAGTTTGCGAATGTACGCTCACTAGACTCAGTTCCTGCCTCACCACCGGCCTCGACACTAGAAGGTCTACTCCGGTTAGGGTTCGCAAAGTCACTTGGGAACGCCTCTTTTGTTCGGTTCGTCAGCTCCGCAAAATAAGCTTGTCCGGTAAATCCTTGACCAATAAGGCGGTCAGAAATACCATCAGCAAATGCCGCGAGCTTCTCGTTTGTTTCGTACCAAGGGTTGCCCTCTAGCCACGCTTTCTGCTGCGGGTCTAGCTGGTGTCCTTGTGGTTGTGGTTCTTTTTGCAACTCTGAGATTCTATTCTCGGCATTAACAACAGCAACACCATCGCCGTCCGTTATTGCTTGAGCCTTCGCATCTTGAAGTTCTTTAATAAGCCCCGCCTTCTCAGTCTTTTCCTTTGCGATCTGACGTTGACTCATTTCGTTGAGCGACTTGTTTGATTCCATGACCTCGTTCACGCGGGCCTCTAGTCGTTCAACCTTTCCTTTCAATAAACCATTAATGTTCTCACCATCAGTGACGAACTGTTCGGCGGTCTTAAACCCACCATTTGGGGGATCGCCCTTCCATTCGCCTTCTGGCTTCCAGCCGTCTTGACGCGCTTCACCGTCGTAATCTCTTTCTTCAGACATATCTAACTCCCCACTCTTTTTCGTGACTCAATGTCAGTGAACGATACCTCGTCACTTACTCTACAAGTGATGTCTTCGTCGTTTAGGATGCGGTATTCCTCACCATCAGCCCCTACAACTTTTAAACCACCGTACTTCGCAAAGGCTATACGATCACCCACATCAGCGAACGCTTCGGAATAACCCGTTCGTGTTCGCTCAACCTTCTTCCACTGACCGTCAATAAGACGCTCTTTGGTAGTCGTTGTGTGGCAAAAGGAGTCTGGACCCACGGCAACCAATACTCCGGTTGACTGTGCTTCTTGGTGCTTGTCAAGAATCGTTTTTGCAATGATGATGCCGCCTTCGGTCATCTCTTCTATATTGTCGGGTTTAACTACAACCCTGTTACCGCTAGGGTAAATCCCTGTCTTGTTCATACTCGTCTTCCTCGTAGAGAGCTTCGCCCTCTTCCAATATCTCAATTATATCGTCCCAAGCAACAAAGCTAGCGTTAGCTGCCGCCATGTTCTCTTGGGTCTTCTGAGGCTCGTAAGCAACATAGGCGTCTAAGCCTTGCCCCTCACTTACCTCATCACGCTCATGTGTTGCGTAATCTTTAAGTGCCAGAGTTACTGGGTTCTCCAGCCACTCCATTACTTGCTGCCTTGTTAGCCTGTTCAATTTTTGCTACCTCTACCAATGATTTACGTAATGAGTCCTGCTCTTTCTCGATCAGCTTGAGTTGTTCAAGTTCAGCGCTTTCGCCCATCGCTTGAATTTCAGCCTTAATCTTGAGAATCGTTGCTGCATCCACCATTGTTTTGGATTCAGCGAGAATCATATCCTTCTCGGCGCGTGACTGCCCCTCTAAGGTTCGGCGCTGCATATCGGCCTTCTCTATCTCCATAGAGGGATCTGGCTGTGGTGGGTATTTAAGAACCATCTCACCAGTTTCATTACCTTCTTCGTCCTTTCCAGGGACAAGCGGGAAGACTTCAGCAGCGTCGGGTATGTCCATAGACTCTAGGAATCTCTGCTCTACCTTAACCGGATCGTAGCCGGGAACAGACATAGACGCTTCTCTGACGGCTTGGGCCTTCATCATCTTCTCTTTGTTAGAGAATGCGTTAGGGTCAGCGGCAGGGATAAGATCTTTCGGGTCTGCGGTGTAATCTGTCTGCAAGACTTTAGAGTCAGAATCTTGGTAGGAAAAGTATTCCTCTTGGTCAAGATAGATAGCATTTAGCTTGTAAAGCTTTCTGAACTCAGACCTTTGTGAGCGATAAACGCGCTTGAAGATGCCGTTAAAGACCTGAAGGCCCTGCTCCAGCATGGCAGACATATTGTAAGCTGGGGTATTCTGGCCGGGATTATCGCCCATCATCGCGTCTGTTACTGAACCTACACGCTCTGCATAAGAGATAAGCAGGGATAGGAGGTTAAACAGAACGTCAGAAGGCTGATTTACGGGAAGGGGTACGATTGAGTCCCTAAGCGCGCCGCCCGTACTATTGACCCGCTTCCACTCGTTTGGCTCAAAGCGGATCTTGCCGCCTTTAATCCTAGCGCCCTTGCCGATAAACCCTGTGTTTGAGTTCTGCAAGGTTCCAGCGTCAATCAACTGATTCAATATGGTGTTGACCGAATCGTTAATCGGAGAGAGTAAAGCGCCGAAGCCCAAATCATAAAACCCGCCGTCAGGCGAGGGAATGAACGGATATTTCGTATAATGCTCTACCGCTTCGATCTTCAAGACTTTAGGCTTTTGGGCGGCGAGTTCCTTAACACGCTCGTCCATAGCCGTTATGGTTTGCTCAACTCTTTGAGCCTGAATCATCTGGTCTTGCGTAGGCTGTTGGCCCTCTTCTAACTGAGGAAGGCCCTCGGCTAAAGATTTAATCCTAGCCTGAGTCTCTTTAATCTCAACAGACTGTTCTGTCGTGATCTTTCCCATGCGGGGAACAATTCTAGCAACCTTCTTGGTTTCTTTGTCTACCGTTACAACGTAAGGCTCTTTATAGCCATCACCGTCTAGGTCTAAGTAGCGATGCTGCTCTAAGAATATCCGTGGTCGGTCACTCTCGTCTAATGGGGGCACCAATCCTTGGCGCTCGTCTTCATCCTTGATCTCCCCAACTTCTGTGGGGCCGTATTCATGTTCTTTAAATATGCCTCTAAGCTCTCTTTCGCGAATCTGTCTGTCGTATAATTCTACGATTTCGGTCTTTCGCTCGCATTCCTCTATTGATTTGGCGTAATAGTGGACTACTAAATTCTTCGGCAGGACAAGAACTGACTTGTTATGTTCCGCTACGGGGTCGTAATAAGACTTCTTAAAGATGCAACCCAAGATAGGTAAGGCAAGGAACGCTTTATCCTGATCCTCTTCCCAGCCCTCGTCCTGCTCTAAAAGCTGATAGGACATGTGGGCAGAGATTCTAGCCGCCCTAGCCGCTTTCTGTCCGTCATCCTTACCCTGAACGCGATACTTAACGAGGTCTGGGGTCTTGATTAAAGAAGGATAGGCTCTTGACTGAAACTGCAAAGCAGCAATCGTAAGCAATGGGAACTTAACGTTAGCGGCGTTACGCCACGGATAAGACTTCGTTTCAGTGAGTTGAAGGGCCAACTTGGTAGCGTTGGACATCTTCTTTTCCCAGCCCGAGCGCGACTGCTTGTCAACGTCATAACACTGAACAACATCACGCCCAATGTCTTCTAGGAGCTTTTCGCCAGCATCACCCGTAAGCAGGTCTGTGACGTTCTTGGCGTCCTGAATCTTATCCAGCGATAGTTTTGCTTTTAATTCCACGTTTTATCCAATTTGGTTGTCATTATGTTTGACCCGTAGTAATGCCACCATCGGCACCTGAAAAAGCCTTGCAGTACCAATTGGTCCCATCTGACTCTACCTCTAGCCTATCGCCTACAAGGGAAGTCCCGCCAATGAAAGTAACTACATCTCTGGCTGTTGCATAGACTAGCTCGCCAACAATATCCAGAAGCAATACCTGCATGACGTTAGCGCCCGAGGTTGTTACGACCGTGTAGTTAGCGCCCGATGGCGCTGCTGAGATAATAAAGTTGTATTTCAATCCCCTATGCGGCGCTGGTAATGTA